GGATCCATATTTTCTATAATTTGTGTCCAAACTCCATCAAAGAAATCACTATGAGTAGCGCATCTGAACCCGCTGCCAACTATTGCAATTGGTTCTCCCGTAGTTTTATTTATTGCATACTTTTGATCGTCTAATCGAGTAGGCTCAAATCCCACATTGAAGTTAAGGTTTTGAGGTAAATCGATAGTTCGGTTTATTGTAGTAAAATCTAACATGTTTTATTTTCCTTTTGTTAATTGATTTTTTTATTCGTTGGTTAATTAAATAGTAGGTCTAGTAAATCGATGGTCAGCGACAGAGCGCCATACCACGCCAAAACTCTGATCAAGTTACTTTTAGTATTTTGTCGTTTTGCATTGTGACTTCAGCAAAGAATTCACGTCCCATACCTGTAATGTGTGGACGGTTTGCCACGACAAACTTTCCATTGGATTTATATTCTTCTCCAAAAAAAGAGGTTTCCATGTACTGTAATTCTGAACCAATATTTTCTTTTAGTTCTTTTTTACTTTTATATAGTGCTAACATTGTCATATTGTTTTTTCCTTGTTCGTTGGTTGTACACCTCAAGGGTGCAGTACTAAGTGCTTAATACATACATCTACTTATGTAAACAGTACATGGAAATATTTATTTAAATAATTTTTTATTTTTTTTAAATAAAATTTAATAAATTGTTAAAAAAAGCACATTGTATGGTGTTATCGTAGTTGACCTATTTCATAACCCTGTTAAGGTAAGTGTATCAAAATGAATGTCGCGCTAGTAAAAAAAAAATCAAAAAAGGCGAACAAAAATGAAATTAACACAAAAAAAGGCAACAGAAATTGGTGGAGCTTTGGTAGACGCAGCCATAGTGAACCACCAAGAAAAAAAGGCTCAAACAGTAATATGGTGCAGTAAAATGAACGTAGCAATGGCTTTAGATAGCCTAGATGAGCATGAAAAGTATGGTTACGAGATTATAGCAGAGGTTGTTGAATAACACTTCATACAAGTACATGATGTAATTTATAAATTGAGATCCTTAACTGGATCTTTTTTTTGTTTGACCTGTTAACTTTTTCTTGACACCTTGTTAAGTGCTTTGTAATACTTAATTACAACCAACGAACAAGGAACTATTATGCGAAAAGCACCATATGTTAGGCCCAGACTAAAAGGGCAAGTAAGAGTATTTGATATACGGCCTACTCAGGCAGTATTAAATGCATTCCCAAAATTAAAAAGACATGAAACTTATCAAACTAAAGCAGAAGCAGATGCTCGCGGTTACGAACTAAAGCGTAAGTTTGAAGAGTGGAAGTACCGAGGCGATGACTTTGACGATGTTGATGACAGATCAGTCGAAGTATTGTTTGACTTCTATAAAACATCTCTAGAGTTTACTAATCTTAAATCTGTATCAACAAAACGCAGCTACCTTGGTCACATGAAATATCTACTAGATCCAAGTACTATTGTACCAAACACTAAAATACCTTTCAGTAGGATGTTAGTTGATAATGTTGACTTTATTTATGCACAACAACTCTGGAATTTTATTGAAGATCAGATGTGTGAGAAGTTTGCGGGTGAACACCGATCAGGTCATAAGTCCAATCACTGCTTTAAGTTACTAAAGCGCATGTGGAAGGTTGCAATGAAAGCTGGATATGCCAAGTCAAATGTATTTCGTGAGATTGAATTGCCTGAGTTACCCAATCGTCAGGTGATGTGGGACATAGACCAGCTCAATGGCATGATTAAATACTGCGATGATCAAGGCTATCCTGCCATGGGTACAATGCTGACAATGTGTTATGAATTCTGTCAAAGACCTGGTGATGTTAGAATGATGAAGTGGGCTAACATAGACGGACGCACTGGTGTTTCTAATTTCAAGCAGCAGAAAACAGGCGCACAGATGGCTATTAAGGTGACCAATGCCGTTGAGAAGAGGCTCCACTTACATAAGAAGCGTAATACAGACGACTTCATCTTTCATTATGATAAGGACAACAGGCCATACACACAAGATTGGTGTAACAAACACTTTAGAATATTGGCAGATAAGTATGGTCTACCCGAAGTCCCTCTAGAATATGAATTTAATGAGGATGGCAGTCAGAAGTATTCCAAGATATGGATGTCTGACCTCAGAAGGACGGGAACCACACACGCTTCTCAGGCGGGTTGTACCGACAGGGAGCTTGTAGCTCTCACTGGACACAAGAACCCACAGATGCTTATTGTATACGCGGTGCAGGGTGAGATTGAGTCTACTAATGCAAATATTAAACGCGGATTACACGGAGAAGTTTGATGGCATATTATGAAGTTACACATCTTGGTACACAACTATCAGGTGTATTTAATTCCACTACACAAAAAGGTGCTGTCTACGAGGCGGCTAGGCAATGGGGTAATCAAGTTAGAGGGCAAGGTAAACAGTGGACATCTGTTAAGGTAAAAGCCCCTAAAAAAGTACCAGAACCCCGTATAATGAAGAAGTATTACATATGTAAAACACGCTACATGAATGATAACACGCCAGAGTTTGGTTACGGGGATTATCCAAGTTATACACCTTATGTATCTTTAATTGTTGAAGCTGAAACAAGACGTTTAGCACAGAACAAAGCAAAGAAGCTTGATCCAAAGTCAGGATATTCTTTTGGTGGGCAGTTTGGAAATTTAATTTATACCGATGCAGATTTACCAGACTCAATGCGTATGGCAAGGTTAAGGAGTACACCTTGGATATTTAAAGAAGGCTGATGAATAACAAGATGGCGGCTTACTAGATTAGTTATTTCTAGTGCCGCTATTTTTTTGTCTAAGTGTTATTTGATTCTCTTCGTGCAATTTGTATCAAATAAAATAATAAAAATCGCACAAATCGCAATGTGCGATGAACATAAATAAAGTGCGATTTTTACGAAATTTTACGATAAAATATAATTAAATCAAGTACATGGCTCCGACGGTAGGGGTCGAACCTACGACCAATTGATTGATAGGTTTAAGCTATAAGTATCTGATAACAAACAATAATAATTTTCAAGAGTTACAATGGCGAATAACTTTAGGTGTTATTCTAAGTGCTTAGTATATTGTATTAATAAAGTGTTGACAGAATTGCATAAGGGTGTAGGCTGACGCCACTGCTTTGGAGCGGTGGTATAGTAAAAGGTTATTATGACATACGCAGAACAACTACAAACCATTAAAGAGATCCCTATGAGAGAGGGAGATCAAAAAGTAATAACTTGCCCATTCTGCAATGGCTCAAAGAAGCTTTCTGTATCTAAGAATGATGGTCAACTAAAGTGGTATTGCTTTAGGGCAAGCTGCAATGCACGAGGTATCTATAGCGGTAGAAGAAATCTACAATCTACTAAAAATTATTTATCTGGTAATGTTCAATCCAAAGAAAAATACATCAAACCAATCCCATCTATTACAACATCTGTCTATAACCACCCACCTGCCCTAGAATTCTTATCTCAAGTAAATAGTTTAGAAGCAGTGGAGCTTGGATATATAAAAGTACGATACTGCCCGTCGGAAGACAGAGTATTATTTTATCATGACAATGGTGCTGTTGGGAGATCTCTCAGTGGATCTATACCCAAGTGGGTATCCTTTGGAACTTTACCATCAGGGTTTCATGTTGGAGAAGGCACAACAGCTGTATTAGTTGAAGATGTACCCTCAGCCTGTTCTGTAAGTCGAGTTAAGGGCTTAGTTGGTGTGGCGCTGCTTGGTACGACACTTAGTTATAACACTAAAAAAACTCTGAGTAAGTATACTAGTAAATATTTATGTCTTGACAAAGACGCTGCAAAGTCGTCAATTAGGTGTAGAAAGACAAATGAAGACTTAAAAGTAAGATTTACAAGTGCAGACTTAAAGCACTTAACTGTTAACCAAATACAGTTTTTATTATTTGGTATGTAGAAAGCAAGCGACTATATGTTTTGTAGAAAGGTAAGCAAATGACAAGTTTAATAGATTATACTGAAAAACATTGGTGGGAAAATCTCAGCAAAGTTTGTAAAGAT